GGCGGAGCGCGCCTTGGAGTCGTTGATCCGGTCAGCCAGCCGCATGACGCCCGCGCCAGCCTGCTCGACGCCTTGGCCTAGCTGCTGAAGCTGCTGCCCCATGAAGTTTTGGGCAGGCGAAACCTGCGTGGCCTGGAACTGCGGCATGGCCCCGGCTTGGAGGCCAACGGAGGGAGTCGGTACGCGAGGCATTTCAGGAGTTCCGGCGGTTCATGGTCTGGTACTGACCGTAGATGGTGGCGGCTTGGCCTGCGGTGCCCAGCAACTGCGCCCCAGCCCCGATTGCAGGCTGGATCGTGCGGCGGGTGGCTCGGAGGTTGCCCGCCTGCGCTCGGCCCATGAGGCCCTGCTGGCGTTCGTTCACGGCCTGCCGGCGGAGAGCCTGCGACTGCCGCAGGGCGTTGGAGTCGATGGCAGCGAGGTCCAGTTGCTTGGTCAACTCTTGGCTCGCCAAGACCTCCGCCGCCGTGCCGTCACCAGCAACCAGCCCGCGAGCAGCCTGCGACGCAGCCATGGCGGCCTTCTCCTGCCCCGCACGCATGGCGTACAGCCCCGCCTCCTTCTGGCCTGCCTTGATCGCGTACTGCGCGTCAGACTCGGCTTGGCGGGCGTTGATGTCCGCGATTCGCGCCGCGAACTCCGCCGCGCTCGCCTGCGACTTCAACTGCATGCGCTGGCTTTCGGCTTGGTAGTAGGCACCGATCGCGCTCATCACGCCGCCGGTCACCATGCCAACGGCTCCAAGCGTCGTCAGATCCGCGCCACCAGACGGAGCAGCCGTCGTAGACGCAGAAGCAGGCGTCCCTTGGTTAGGGAACACATAGCCCGAGGCATACGGCCCCGGTTGCGACTGCGGCGCAAAAACCGCGCCCGACGAGCCGCCGGACAAGTTGACGTAGTTCGTAGTGGCTGGCATGGCTAGCTACCTACAGCGACCTCCATGACGATGCCGTTGATGGTCAGGCCAGAAGGATGCGATTGCCGCACCACAATCGACCCGTCTTGGCTCCACGACGGAAGCAGCGTGACCTGTCGCTCCAGCGAGGTCGCCGTCGCCGGCAACACCGACTCCTCGACCAGATCGAACTCGCTAGGACCGATCTGAAAGTTGGCGTCGCTGGCATCTACGCGCAGCCACGCCTTGTTGACGTTCTTGGTGCGGCCCTGGCCCATGCCGTCGATCTGCATGGCGATCGGAAGCGTCTCCAGATCGGACTCGTACGGGATGCCGGCCTTGACCGCCGTCGCATGGGCAGGCAACGTGAACTCGCCGGTCCCGTCAACGACGATGCCGGAGTAGGTCGTTCGATCAGCAACAACGTCGATCGTCTTGGCAGCCAAGTTGGTTGCGCCGGAGAACGTCGATCGCGCCCATGCCCACGTTGCGATGGCCGTGTTCCGCATGGCGACCGGCAACTCGACAACAAGCTGCGCCCGAGCCTGCGCGCTGCTGATGCGCTGGACGACCAACAGGCGGTAGGCGACGCCACCCGATCGAAGCTCCAAGTAGTCGCCTACATCCGTCGGAAGGAACACCGAGCCGCTAAGGGAATCGGTCACGGTGACGAACGAACCAGCCTGCCAACCGCCGTTTTCAAACTCGGTCACGGTCAGCGATCGACCGCCCGTATGCGTGCCATCGAACGACACGCTGCTGTCGAGGTAGTTGTCCGCATCGCCGGTCGCCCGAACGTCGGTTAGCCGCTCGATGTAGCGCGCCGACGCTCCGTTGGTAGTACGCAAAACAGCGCAGTAAAGGCTGTCAACGTTGCCCTCACGAATGCAGGCTACCGACTCAACCACGCCATCGGTGTCGTGCTGGTGCCATGCGACAACCTCTTCCTCTGGAATGTAGGTCATGCCAAGCAGCTTCCCCGAGGAACTGGCAAACCAGACGATCGGCAGCGGCGAACGCATGTAGGCCAAGTCCGCAATCGTGTAGTCGTCGAAGAGGTGCGCCGCCCGCAAGCTCAAGTCGGAAGTCGTGTAGCCTTGCGCGTTGAAGTTGAACCCGATCTGGCGCACATGCCCGCCCATGGCGGCGCAGAACACGGCGACGTTGTTGATGACCGCTGGGGTGACAAAGCTCGATCCGATGTAGCTTTGCGGCCGCACGGCGATGGTCGTAGGCGTAACCGCATCGCTGTTGACCGCCGTCACTCGCCATTCGCTGTTGTCGGTCAGTACAAGCAACTCGCCAGAACTGACCAAGTGCCGAATGACGTTGTTGTTGCGAGCCTTGACCGTGAACGCGATGCGGTCGGTATCCTTGATCGGAATACCGAAGCTCAGGTCTTGATCGGTGTTGCTTCGCGTCATCCAGATCTTGGATGGATCGCCAACCGTACCAGCCAAGACCTTGCGCTGCTCAAAGTACGATACCGCTCCAGGGTAGGCCAACTGCGGGTTAGAACTCGGGGCCAACGCCGTGTCCAAGATCGAAGGCGTGCGACTCAGATCAGGCGTGATGTTGTCGTCCTTGAACGTGACGTTAGATGCTGTGTCTGCTTGCCCAATCCACCCGAACAGGCCGCTGGTGCGCTTGTAGATGTTGTAGCGACGGGCACCGGGGACCTGCGTCCAAGTCAAGATGTTGTACGTTTCGCGGGCATACAGGTTGTTTTCAACGCTGATTTGTGCGCTTGGCTGGCTCTCGTTGTCGTTGTCGTCTACAGCCGTAACGACGTAGTAGTTGAGGGCTTGGCTGTCGTCTGGCCACAGTTCCGCAAAGATGTCAGGGTCAATAGTCCTTCCGCCTGATGGGTACGATGTGCCAATAGTCACCTCTAATCTCTGCCCAATGCCAAGAACGGCTTGCGCAAGATTTGTTTGGCTGTTGGCCTTGACCTCAAACACAGTGTTGGACGCATTCGACGCCGTGCTGTACACACGCGACACGGTGAAAGTGTTGCTTGCGACCTTTGCGTGCAAACCAGTAGGCGAACCAGATGGCGAACAAAAAAACTTGACCGTATCGCCAGGAACAAGCGGAACAACTTCGTCGTGAAGCGTCTTAAAAGCGCATTCGGCAGTCGTTTGGTAGCCTTGAAGCCATCTTTCGCACCGTATACGAACTGCGCCGAATGGCTGCCCAACGAGTCCGGTCGGTGCGGCAATCGGGGGAACGTAACTTGCGTAAGCCCAACTCCACTGAAGATCCGTAAGCCGCGTCAAGACAAGCGTTGGCTTATTGCGATGCGTCAACGTCAACTTGTTGTTGTCCTGTGCGTAGGTCAACTCCATCAACTGCGTGTCTGAGTAGCTGTTCGGGTGCGTGAGGCCGGACGCCGGAGACACCAGCGACCAAGTAGACACCGAGTTGTTGTTGATCGCGTAGTTGACCCAGTTGGCTGTCGCAGCACTCGACGAGAACGTCGCAGAGTTGGTGCTGTAGTAGTTGCCAAGCCCTTGGTCGAGGCGCAGCGAGCCTTGCGGGTAGTACGCTGCAATCGTAAAGCTGTTGGTCCCTGCGCTGGAATACGCATTGATCGTCGTGCCGGCGACTGACTCCTTGATCTTGAAGGTCGTGCTCGACAGCTTATCAATGTAGTACAGCGCGCTTGTGCCGATAGTTGACGTTGGCGTCACAGCAGCCGAAATCTTGAGGGCTGGAACCGCAAGAAGTGTTGATGCTGCCGGCGTCATGGTGCCGGTTTGCTGACTTCCGACCTTCAGTCTAAACTGCGATGCATCAATAACATCGATGTAGTACCAGCGAAATACCGAACCAGATTCTTGCAAGATCACGGCGTCGTTTTGTCGAAGGCCGTGATTGACGTTTGTAGTAAAAATGCCTTCGCTATCTTTATGAGTCCATGTTCCTAGGTCACGCACTTGCGCCGGACCAAGCGTCAGGGCCGTGTATACCGCGCCGACGTTTGCCGCTGTCAGCCCATAGATCGTTACCGGCGCATCGTTCGGCAGGTTGTCAAGGTTGCCCGCAGTGATGGTCCAGATGCCCGTCGAAGTGTTGACGGTGCAGGCCCGCGCAACGAAGTAGTTTTCCGCCGTCAGGGCGATCGGTGCCCCGTTGCGGTAAAACCGTACGTTGCTGGCACTGAGTTCCAACATCATGTCGGGATCGCCCTGAAAAGGGATCATCCGCGACTTGGTTGAGTTGCTGAACGCCGCGCCAACGTACTGCAACCCTGGACGCCGCTTCGCTGCCCCCTGCGGCTTGATGTACATGTTGCGGCACTTTTTCAGACCAGACTGGTGGGCTTTCTGGTCGATGCGCCCGTACATCTCCGGGCTGACTTCGCCAGCGTTGAACGCAAGTTGAATGGCACGAGTGTTCGGCATGGCTAGCGAATGCTGATCCAGCTAGGGGTGTGCGAGGGCTTGATCTCGGCCTGCGTAGTCTTGTCGTGCGACGATGCCTGCATCATGTATGCAGTAGCCATCTGAGCGCACCGCTTGGACTCGGCGGCCCCGACATCGCCCTTGATGATCGGGCCAGCCAGCATGGACGACAGGTGCCACGACAAAGCGATCGTGAACAGCGTGCTGAACAGCGTCGTGTCCACGATCTTCGCGTTGTAGCGGATGACCGCCTCCTCTTGGTTGGTGTAGAGGATGCGGTTCCCGTGGATGTCCGACTCGACTACGAACTTCTGCGGGATCAGCCTGCCGTTCACCACCCAATCGTCGGCGGCGTCGGGAGGCATCACCGCCAAGATGCCGCTGGCGTCCGCCGGCACTTCGTAGGCGTACTCCCATTCCGAGCGCGGGTTGTCCGTCTCGACAAGAGCCTTGCGCTTCAGAGCGAACGACCAGCTACCCATTTCAAGCAGGGTGTCGCGGGCCAGCGGGTAGAAGCGAGCGCACAGAGCGGCCTGCGCCGAGCCGTCCGGCGGGTCGATGCTTGTGACCTTGGCCGTCTCCCCGATGTTGGCAAGAGCCAAGTTGCAGATGTCCACCTCGCTGGTGCCCATGCGCTGCACGGCAATCCACGCTTCGTAGAACCTCTGACCCAGCGTGTTCATGCCGGCACCCGTGTAGTGGATGCCGTCGAACATGACGGGAAGGTCGCTCGTCTCAATCGCACGCGAGTAGGGGTCAGCGTCCGTCATCTTGGTGATGGCGGCGTTGACCGTATTGGCGTAGGTCCACAGCACGTTCGGGCGCACCTTGGACGCCATCCACGGGATCTTGTGCGGGCTGACGCTGGCAAGACCACGGTCCACGATGGCCTGCCGGATGACCTGACGTAGCTTGGTGCAGTTGGCGTAGTAGCGGCTGGCGCGGCTTTCCGATGTCGCGTCTTCTTCGCCCTGCGCCCAGAAGATGCCCACGCACTCGCCAGTGTCGCCCTGCAAGGCGAACGCGGTCTTGGCGGCGTCGAGGACATCCAGCAATCGCCCAAAGCAGTTGTTCGGGTCGCCCGGTGCCCAACTGGTCTGCTGGTCTGGGTCGTGCCAGCCGTAGCCCGTCGCGCCCAGAGCGGTCGTCTCCCGCTGCGCCAACCCGCTGCCGCTGAAGCCAAGCGGAATGACATGCATGGCTTCGCCAAGGTACTCATGCATCCGCAGGGCAAGGCCAACGTAGTGCCCCTGCTTCGGCTGGATGCCCAGCGACGGCCCTTGGAACGGCTGGTACATGCCTGCCACGGGCGTGTAGTGGTTCGGGTAGTTGAACCCAGGCGGGTACGGGTTGCGCTTGTCCTTCTGGTGCTGCAACGCCAAGAACCCGGTCGATGCGGTGTAAGCACTTGAACCCGTGATGGGCGTGCCGCCGTAGGTCGCGGTCAAGTTGTAGGTGCCAAGCGTCCCAGTGGGCTGCAAGAAGTACGAACGACCGTAGACGACCTCCAGCGGGGTGCTGGTGCTGATGATGTCAAACACATCGTTGGTCGCCGGAGCCGAGCCGAACGGCGCGGCAAGCTGAGCCACCGTGCCCGACGCCGTGAGGATCTGCCTGTACTGGCCAGCGAGCGCGCCGGTTCGGAACAGTACGACCTGATCTGGGCCGTAAGGGCCTCCCGCCAAGGTGGCGCAGTTGATGACGCTTGCGGTCGATCCCGCCGCGACCGTGCTGTTTGTCGAGGCCGCCCTACCGCCGCCAAAGATCGCAACCTGAGTGTTGGCAGCAAGGATGTCGGTCAGAAACGTGACGGTGATCGGCTGGCCCGCCCCAGCGCACGCGCATGTGGTCCCAGCGGGCTGCGTGCCCTCGGCCTCGCCCTCAAACGGCGACCACGGCAGCCACAAGGCGAACTTGTTGAACGGAGTGCTCTGCCCGCTGATGGTTGGCGGCTGGATCGAATAAGTGTCGCCAGCCAACGTGTTGTTCGTGAACGCAGGGCTGACCTCCAGCACGAACTTGCCAGTCGCCGCGTCGTAGTAGACATCCCCACAGGATCGCGTCTGGTTGGCGTTGCTGCCCGTGAGCGGGGTGATCGTCAGGCCCGTCAGCGACCCACGAGCTTGGTAGGCGCGCTCTGCGAACGTCTTTTGGTAGCTGTTGGCTGCCGTCAACAGGTCTTGCCCAGCCACTTGCGTCATGGTGATTGGCAGGCTGCCGACCGAACCGATGGTGACGCCTTGCAGCGTGATGCGCCGCTCCGCCGTTGGCTCGTTGGTTGTGCTCGACAAGCCGGAGATCGTGTAGGTCGTGTTGGCGGTGATGCCTGACGGAAGGCTCGCACCAGAGAACTGCACCTTGTCGCCGATCGTTACGAAGTGCCCTTCAGCCAACGTGATGTGGTCCGTCGATCCCACGGCAACGCTTGCCACCGCCGTCGTGGTCGGGCGGCGCAGGTAGAACATCGTTTCGGTGTCTTGGACGGTCAGCACGCTGTTCGTTGCAGCCGATGCCGATGTCACCTGAACGAACGTCGGGTAAGGAGTCCTACTCAGTTGAATGTTCTGCTCCAGCGGACCAGTCAACGTCACGCGAACGTAGTAGTCCACGCCAGCCAAGAAGCTGCCAGTAGACGACTCAAACCGAATGCGGTCGTTGTCCGCCAACCCAGAGTTGAGGAACACATCGGCCCCGGTCGATTGAACCGTCAGAGTGCTCGTGCCAGCATTGTATCCAGTCACGGTTGCCGAGATCGGTCTGCACTTCTTGGCGACGATGTAGTCTCCAAAGGCGTCCTCGGTAAACGATGAGACGATGCCCTGCGGGACAGCAAGCGAGAACAGTGCCAGCACTGCCGTAGACGGAATCAGCACCGATCCGCCTCGCGTTGCAGACACTTGTATGTCCGATCCAGACGATGTGACTACCCAATACGACTGCTGCGCACTCATGCCGCCGGGGATGGCTCCACTGACGCGGATGCAGTCGTTAACCGTGAACAGGTTGAATGTTAGCGTAATGGTGCCCGTCGTAGTGTTGATCCCAGTTGATGGCATCGCCAGCACCGCCCCTGGATCTGTCGCCCCACGCACCTTGACCGCTTCACCAACGCGCACAGGCTGGTTGCCGATGCGGAAGCGCGTAGGCACCTTGTTGGTCAAGTAGCCCGGCGTCGCGTAGATCTGCGCCGAAACGCCTACCGTGTAGCTGCCAGGGTCGTTGACGCCGCCTAGGACGCTACGCAGCAGCACCGTGCTCGTCGTGCCATTCGCTCCGCCAACGAAAGGATAGGTGAACTCCTCTCCAACCTCCGGCAGAGGCGACAGATCTGGGCTGACGCTCACCTCAGAGTCGCTGGAGTTCGTCACCGTGTACGAACGCCCGTCGCGCTTGCGCGTGATGGTCAGCCCCGTCGCGTCGTACTGCCACTTGCAGTTCGTGACCAGCTTTCGCACCGACGATCCAGCCTGCACCGTGCAAGTGCCAGGGTACTTCGTAAACGACGCCCCCAGCACGTTGGTCTGCGTCGGCACCGGGTCGTAGAACGTCAGCATCTTCACGGCTTGCACCGCAAGGCCCTTGGTGCTGACCGTCTGCCACGGGCTGCTCTTCGGCCCCGTGCCGTAGCGAAGCGTCTGCCGGCCTCCCGCGAACGTCACCGGCAGCGTGAACGTGTCGCTGTAGCTGCCTTCCCCAAACTGCGTCGGGGCGATCTGCGGATTCCGCAGAGCGATTTGGAGGTTCTGGTCCTCCCAAGACTGGGCATCACCGATCGCGGTGCTGTTGCTCTGCCCGACTGCCAACAAGAACTTGCGCTTCGCCATGGAACACCTCGGTCAGATAGCACAAGGCCCCGCCGTACTCGGAAGCACGGCGAGGCCCAGGAACTCAGGCAGCCGCTCCGATCAGGCGATCGAGAAGCCGCTCGGGTAGAACTGACGACCGTTCTGAACGTCCTTCACCATGACAGCGGTGGCGGAGAACGAGTAGGTCGGAGTTGCCGCAGAAGTGAACAGCGTGACGGTGACGCCGATGTATCGACGGCCCTTGTAGTCGGCAGCACCCGTCAGCGGGTTGAAAAACTGATTGCTCGGGATCGAGGCAACGAACTGCTTGTTAGCGAACGAGGCATTGGGAATGCTGCCTCCAAGCTGAACCCTGCAAATTTCGCTGACCGTCGCAAGCTGGATCGTGCCACCGCTCACGGTGTCGGCAGCGACGAGCGCAAAGCTGCCACCAGTAATCGTGCCGCTTGCAAGCGTCACGGCCGACGTGAACGTGAACACGACATGCAGCGGCTCGCCCTCCAGAGCGCGAACCTGCGTCAAGTCGATCGCGTTCTCGAAAATCAACGCCCCAGTCGAGTTGCTGGCAGCCGTGCCAGAAAACGACTGAGCGGCAAACGAAGGAGCCGTTCCGGTGAACGAAAGAAGTGCGTCGGTAATCATGTGTGTGTTTCCTTGGATTACGCCGGGACAACGGCTTCGGTGGAGGTGAGAGCATCGACCTTGCGGACAGGAATGCCCTGGAAGGTCAGCCACGACATCGGGGTGCCGAACTGCGACAGGCCCTTCTCGATGTCAAGAACGCCCTGCGTGCGGTCCATGGCCTGGATGCGCAGCGCGCTGTACAGCGTGCGGTTCATGTAGAAGCACGGCTTGATGCCGCCGAACGACGGAATGCGATCCATCGCACGGGCCATCAGCTTGATGATGTTCGTGGCAGCACCCGTGCTCTGCGCGCCGCTGCCCGAGGTGGTGAAGACGCCATCCGTGCCCGAGCCGGTGTCGATGTTCGCAATGCGAACGACGTACCGCCAGTCCTTGACCGCAAGACCCGGCTTCCACTGGAAGCGCGAGACGTACGCTTGCATGCGGTTGTCGCCCGAGAAGATCGTCTGGATGCCCAGATCTTCCTTCATCAGGCCCGCGTTGCTGCCCTTCGGGAACGGGCAGTAAACCGTACGATCCGACCAGCCGAGGAGGTAGATCGAAGCGTTGTTGCTACCGGAGCCACCACCATGCAGCACGTTCACGCTGTTGCCAACGGAAGTGGCGCGACTGTTGTAGCGGTTCGCAAGACCAAGGAACTGCTTGGGGTCCGTAGCCGGATTGCCACCGAACAGGCCCTGCACGAAGGTCTGGTTCATCGACTCGATGAACGCGGAGTCTTCCGTAAGGCGGAACTGGCTGGTGTTGCCGTTCAGCTTGGCGAGGTCAACGTCCATCTCCGAACGCGCCTCGATCATCGCGCACGCCTCGTCCACCTGAGCCGTCGTGCTCTTGCTCGACGGGATGCCCGAGTTCAGAGCGCGGTAGTAGGTCGTCGGGAGGCCGGTGCGGATGATGACTCGATCGCCGGTCGGGAGGTTGCCTTCCTTCCAAACGCAGTCCTCAAGGACTTCGTTGGTCTGACTCAGCAGTTCGGCGATGTCGCCAATGCTGCCGTCGGGGTGAACACGCTTCGACCAGTCGGCCAGCGTGAGGTTGCTGCTTCCAAGAACTGCCATGATGATTCAGGGGGTTGGTGCCTACTTCGTCGAGTAGAAGGACTCGGCGATGGTGTTGAAGTCTCGCGGGCCAGTAGGCTTCTGGCTCGCAGTGCTCTTGCCGCCCACGAAATGATCCGTCGAGATCATCTCTCCGGCCTTGCGGAACAACCGCACCATCTCGGGATGGTTGGCGAGGCCGGAATCCTTCAGCAGTTCCTTGAGGGTCGGAGAAGCAAGTGCCTCGTACGCCTTGTTGGCGAGCTTCAGGCTCTCATCGAGCTTCGCGCCGCCGAACTCGGGATCGTTCTTGGACTGCTCAAGCCATTCGGCGCGCAAGTTCGTCAGCTTGGTTTCCTCGGCCTTCTTGAGAGCCGGGGCCATCTGATCGAGCATCTTCTGCGCGCCTTCTTGGTTCAGACCCATGGACTTGGCGAGGTCCGTGTACGTTGACAGGACGTTGGCGTCGTACTCACCCTTCAGGGTGTAGTCCTGAGCCTTTGGAGCCTCGCTGTTCTGCTGCTTGCCTGCCTCGGCATCCTGCTTCGGCGCGGCTTGTGCCTCCGTCTTCGCAGGCTCCGTTGCCGGGGTCTGCGCAGGCGTAGTCGCTGCGGCTTGGCCTTGGTTGGTGGTTGGGGCGGCCCCCGTCAGCATTTCAGTCATGCTTGTCTTGCGCGGCTTCGCGCATCATCAGCGGGTAGAGGTCAGAGCAATGCACGTTGACCAAGCCCAGAATCCTGCGCGCTGCATCTCGCCTACCTTCCTCAAAGGCCATAACCCCGAAGTTGGTGTTGAAGATGGAGTGAAAGACTCCGGCCTTGGACAGCAACCGATGCACAATGCGCCGGCCCTGCTTCTTGCCCATGAGCCACTTCACGTCCTCCACTTCCGATTCGGAAGCCAGACGTTCCCGCAAAGCTCTGTCTTGCTCTGCGGCCTTCTGGCCTTCAATGTCGTGGGGGTCGTAGTCGCTCACTACGCCGACGCTATGGACGGCGGAAAAGCACCATGCACCCCGTTACAGTGCGGCGAATACGGCAGCCAGGATTCGCGTCAAAGCCTTTGTCCAGGCTTCGCGCACGATCTCCTGCACCTGAATCCGATGGGTCATGGCTCGGTTCTGCGCCTCGGCAGACAGCGACCGATAGATGCTGGTGACATCCTCGCCCCTGGCTAGGCGAATAGGCAGCATTGCCGCATCCTCTGCCATTGCAAGCAAGTTTGCCCGCAGGATCGGGTCTTGGACATCGGCCTTGAGCGACGCCAGCAGGGCGTGCAACTCGTCCTTGAGGATCGACTCGATCTGGTTGGGGACCGGCATCAGCGCACCCCGGTTGCCTTGGCGGCGGCCATCACCCGCTCGCGCCACGCCTCCAGACCGCGCAGGTAGGTCGCCTTGTCTGCCTCCGACAGCTTGGTGTCGTCCGTGACGTACGAGGCGAACATGGGGGCGAACCATTCGTAGGTCGCCACATCCGCCGACGCCATTTGGGCGTCTGGGCAGGCGCACGCGCAAAGCAGAAGGGACGCCGCGAGCGCGGCACGACGGGCGATGGTCTTCATACTTCTCTGTCTTGGAGGAGTGCGATCAGCCGAGCCTCGCGCCGATCGGTGTCGGTGCGCGCCTCGGCCAGGATCTTGGTAACCGTGTCGGCGAAGGTGCCGCTGATCTTGCTCGCCGTCTCCAGGTGCTGCGACACGACGCGATCGTGAGCGACGCGCAGCCGCTCCTCACGCTGGAGGAAGTACCACGCAACGCCGAAGGCGAGGCCGCCGCTACCGACGCCCAGCAGCTTGTCCCATGGGATCGAGACGAGGTCTTGCGCGGGCATTCCTGCTTGGGTGACAAT